ACCTGAACATATACAGAGAATGCAGCAGGAAAGCGCACAGTATGCACAGGTTCAGGCACAGGCAGCATTGCAGAATCAGGCAGGCGAGTATAAGCAATACCTTGAATCTCAGGGGTTTCTTCCCGACCATGCCCAGCAGGCTACTAATGAATACATGCAGAGTCAGCAAAGGAACATGGAACTGATGAGGCAGGCCGAGGAGTATGGCAGGCACGTCCAAGGGAAGCAGATAGCAGCGGAGCATTTCGTCCAGAAGTACAACCTTAATATAGGGGACCTGACGGAACTTCGTAAATATAACGACCCTGAGAGTATGGACAAAGGCGCACAGAAGCTATCTAATGACAGAAGACGTGACGAGGAGTTGGCGAAATACAAGCAGGGACAGGTACCTGCACAAGCGGTGGACAACAGTCAGGGCAACCCACAGGTGGCTGCCGACGAGGGAGGCTGGCTAGATAGGTATAACGCAGGCGATAGATCGCCTAGTGCTGTAGCCGCAGCGGCACGAGCAGCAGGTGTATCATAATTTAGTCAGGAGGAAAGAGCAGTATGGCACAAACAGCGACGACAGGAAATCTGGAAAATGCACAGAAGATTATAATCGCGGCTTCCAGATACACAGAGGAACATAATGCCCCGGCGATGGCCCTCATAGAGAGCTTTAGTCTTGGTAAGGGCGAGAAACAAGTCACGGTTCCAAAAGTTGGACAGATGAGTATTTCCGACTTACAAGACGGCGTGGATATAATCGACGAGGAAGACATCGGCATGACCACTGTTGACCTCACCGCCGCAGAAGTAGGCGCAAAGGTTATCTTGACAGACAAACTTATCAGGCAAACATCCGAGAACGTCATGTCCATAGTGGGCAGGCAGCTTGGTGACGGCATGGCAAGGAAGAAAGATAACGACGTTACTGCGCTCTATAGCGGATTCGGAACAGACATAGGTTCGGCAGGCCGAGCCATGAGCCTTGCCAATGTTTCTGCTTCTGTTGCTTATGCAAAGGGCAATAACTTCGGGTCACAGGTCTATATCAACCACCACCCGTTTGCAGTATGGGACGTTGCTAACACAGCAGTGACAGCATCATCCACATACCCTGTACCCAAGGGATGGACGGAAGACTTACTCGGTAACTTCTTTAGTGGACTCAGGCCCATTAACGGTGTTCCAATATTTGAAGACGGAAACATAACAATTGACAGCAGTGATGACGCAGTAGGCGTGATATGTGACAAGAGCGCACTCTGTGTACTCAAGTCTGTAGACACACGTACAGAGCGACAGAGGGATGCTTCCCTCCGCGCTACTGAGCTTGTTATGACCGCTGACTACGGCGTATTTGAGCTAGATGACAGTAAAGGCGCAGCGCTTACACTTGATGCTGCTACACCTGCAACTAGCTAGTAACGGAGGGCAGGTATGGTAACAACTAAGGAACGTCAGGATTTAAGGCAGGAACTTGTAAGCAGGGGCTACTCTTGGGAATACGTTGATGAGTGGCAGCCAAAGGTTACTCTCTACAGGCACGCAGCATTGCTGAATGCCAGCGGAGAAGAGATCAAGCCCGCAGGCACTGCCGTCAAGGGATTACCCGGAAACCCTGACTACGCCTTGAAGAAGTCCAGACTGGGCATGTTACCGTTTCCTCCCAGTGACACATGTAGTTGTAGATGGTGTGGGAATAATGCCGCAGAAGATGTTAAGGTAGAGGAGCCGGAGCCAGAGCTTAAGCCCTCCACTCGGACTCTGGCTTCGGCACTATGTCCCGACTGTGCCTTCAAAGTGACTGCTGCTACCCAATCTGGTGCAGCGTCAAAGATGAGGGCGCACATTAAAACACATAGTTAATGAGATCGAGGCGGCTGTAAAGATAGGCCGAGGTCGCCACGGTCACATAATAATCGGCTTATCGCAGGACGTAAGAGCCTGTTAATAAACCTTGAAGGAGGTTGATATGTCTTTCGGAGCGATTCAAAGTGGATTATATGGTTTTGAAAAACAAACCACATCAAAGAAACGGCAAGTATATGGTGCTACGATGGCACTCCCAGACGGAAGAGTGTATCGCTATGTAGAGAATGGCGGCACTGCTATTGGTGAAGGCTTAGTTGTAGCCAGTGAGGCACCAGCAGGAAACCACGATGAAGACTTAGTGGTAGCAACAAGTGGTTCAGCAGGTGGCACAACTATCGGAGTTACTCTCGGTGCCACAGCAGCCGCTAAAGACCTTTACGCAGAAGGGTATATATTCTCTAACCTAGCTTCTACAACTCCGCATGAGATGTATAAGATTAAAGGTCATCCTCTTATAGCCTCTAACGGTACAGGAACTATTACGATTGCTGAGCCAGACGGATTCCAGACTGCTATCACGGCAGGTACGGATACAGTAGGTCTTATCAAGAGTCCATACAAGGACATCGTAGTTGCTCCCGCAGCCGTTGCAGGACGCTTCGTCGGCGTGACTTGCGCTGACCTTGAAGCTGACTACTACGGTTGGGTACAGGTAGCAGGTTTAGCCTCGGTTAAAATTGATGGCACTCCTGCGGTTGGTACACTGGTTGGGGCAAGCTCTAACCACGCTGGACAGCTTCTCGCTGTTGGCGCAGATACCACCCCTGCATTGGGTAGGCTCCACGGTAAAGCTGGTGTGGACAACGAGTTCCATACCGTCTTCCTGATGAACCTTGCCTAATGACGACTGACTTATGGCTACCGCAGGGGGTGACTTCTCACCAGTCATCCTCTGCTGGTAATAACGCTGAGACAGGTGGGTCTGTAGTACAGCACGTTTTTCAGGTGCATGATCCCGTGACGGATAAGAAGCATAAGTTTGTTATCCTGACGGATGAAGACACCTCACAGGCACATCTTGAGGACATGGTATCTAATGCCGTGGACAGGTGGTTTGGCGAGGTACGTGCAAAGAACCACAAGCCCGCGCCTACGCCTGAACAGCGCAAGGAGATAGGCAAGATACTAAACGACATACGGAGCCACAATATAAAGCGCGGAGAGAGCACGAATAACACGCTATATTACAAGGGTCTAGGGGGAGCAAAGAATGGAAGAAGTAAGAACAACGGAGCAAGATTTAGCGGAAGTCCTTAGAGCTAGGGTTAATGAAGTTACCACGCTACAGGTACAGGTAGCTACGTTATCCAGAACTATTAAGGAGCTTACTGAGAAGCTAGAGGCCAAGGAGGCTGATGATGCCGAAGGTGGGTAAGAGAAAATTCGCATATACTGCTAAAGGCAAGAAAGCAGCATCTGCTTACTCCAAGAAAACGGGTAAGAAGATGACCAAGAAAAAGAAATATTAGAGAGGTGCTACGATGGTGGTGCTTCAGGGGCGCACCCGCGCCCAGTTACGTCAGAGTGTCGGGTATAATCTAGGTGCTATATATGTATCATCTGCCAGCGGCACTGGCAGTACCACTACGATTGTAGATAACACCCTGACTGGAGGCGACGATGACCACAACGGTAAGTTCGTGGTGTTTAACGACGCAAGTGGGAACGCTGGGCAGGTTACTAGGGTGTCGGATTACACATCTAGTGACACTACCCTTAGGCTATCTCCTGCTGTAGACGCTACATCAGTAGCGAATGACACGTATGAGCTATGGGATGCAGAGTATAACCCCGCCACTATAGATGAGTTCATGAATCAGGCCATCATAGAGGCTTCAGGGCAGGCATACGACCCTGTAGAAAACCTGTCACTTCACTCAGATGGCAAGACCCTGAGATATGACATACCATCAGGGCTGTCAATGATTAAGGATATTTCCTACCGCAGCAAGGTAGACGCCACGCGGCTACATGCGTGCGCTGTAGCATTTGATACAAATACAGCATCGAATTTCACAGTGGATACTGATTCAGAAGACAAGAAACAAGGTGCTACCTCTCTGAAATTCACACTTAATGATGTGTCTGGAGTAGCGGCAGGTGCTTTCCTCTACGACACAATCACATCCAAGGATATAAGCAAGTACGACTATATAGAATTCTGGGTTAAGTCTACTATAGCTACATCTGCAGGTAATTTGAAACTTCATCTAGATAACGGTGCTATCACAGGTACCGATGATCTTGAAAGTATAAGCATACCTGCCCTCACCGCAGACACATGGACGTTTGTACGAGCCAGCCTGACTAATCCAGAGCTAGATACTGCCATAGTTAGTGTTGGTTTAGAACAAGATGCAGACATAGGTGGAGGGGCAAAGTACTTCGTATGGCTGGATGACATTAGCGTAGTTGTTAATGACTCGGCTA